GTCACCCTGTCCGAGTGAAAACGACCCATTGAAGCATCCAACCAGTTTGTTCTGTCTACTGTGACGATTGGCGAGCCACTGTCCTCTTCAGACAGTGCGAGTTCTTTTCCAGTCACACCACGTCGATAACGACACAAGTAGACATAACCGGGAAAGCGTTTCGCGAATCGTCGTGCATCGTTGATTTGAGGGTCGGCATCAAGCACACAAGCCCTGACCTGCCATTCCCGCATGAGTGGGTCAAGATTGAAGAAATCATCTCCAGGGAGTTTACCCATCCACAGGACCTTGGCAAATGCCGCAGCATTCAAATCCATTGTACCGTTCAACAGGAACTCGATCACAACAATGTTGTTGAATTTGCCTTGATCGATGCCCATAACAATGCAACGATCTGTACCAATGTCGGGTCTTTGTTCCTCTTTGAAGTAGTTCCGAATCGAGAGATCGATCTCGCTTTCGGTGACTTGACCTCCATCAGGGATATAAGGTAACCCTTGCTTCGAGTTGTGAAACTCGACCATGGCCGCCTCGTCCCCAACTCCTCGAAAGTAGGCCATCGCCAGGTCATGAGGAGTCACCGTGTAACTGTACATCTGGTTGATGTAGAAACTTCGGTGGTCATCGGCTACCTTAACCGTGGGCTCCCAAAAGGCCTTCTGCAAGAAATCAAGTTTCTCTTCGTGCTCAATCTTCTTCTTGCATTCCTTGCAAACAAGATGCGAGCGTTTCACATCTGGATCAGTGATCGTCTCCCCACAAAGCTCCAAACACTCGGGGAAGATGAACTCAGTCCGTCGCCCGCACCGAGGACACTTGAAGTAGAAGTGCTCTTGTGTCCCTTGCAGGAATAGTTTGTGGATACCAAACTGCGGAATCGTTGGTGTACTCAGCGAGAACACAAACCGATTCTTGGCAAGGTGCCCGGACAAACGCTCCAAAGCCAACCACACCTGCTTGATATCCATCTCATCCATTTCGTCGAGCACCATGCACGACACCGGAATCGACTTCAGGTTGCTATCTCCTCGTGAACCTCGTATGTAAAGACTCACCCCTCCTGCCTGCTTCAGGCCCACGGTGTTAGTGTCCGTGAATAACTCCTTCAGGTACTTACTATGAAGAAGTGCCGTGTTGAAACGTGACTTACTGAAGTCGCTGGCATTCAAGGCCGTCGGAAGAACATACAATACATCGCGCTTCTTGATATCCACCGTGTGAAACGCAACATTGATTGCGACTTCGGTCAGGCCCATCTGGGCCGCCTTCATTACGGTGTTAAACCCCGCTGACGAGTCATGGACATCCTTGCACCACGGGTGATACTTGAAGCTATAGTTCCCAGGGAAGGGTTCGCCCATGATTCGACGATGTGTCACCCAACGGCTACAAGAGGCCAGTGTGCGCGACACCAACCCTTCGTTGACAACATCGCCGAGATCGGTCAGTAAACCCATGGTTGCCCTGTTACTTGGAGGTCTTGGTGTCCTTCGCTACGATTTTCTCGGGTTTGTCGGCCTTCTGAGGCTCTCGGGCCTTATCGACCTTCTTGGCTCTCTCAGCCTTCTCAGCCTTCTCTTGCTTGTCTTTCAAGGCCTTCTCGCCCGCGACGATCTTTTGCTTTTTGATGTGGTCTTCGATTTCCTGCACGCCCCACTCAGACGACCAGATTCGCCCCACTGCGACTGCGACTGCTCCCGGCCTTCCGCTACGTACTGGCTCAAGGAGGGCCTCAGTTGCGTTGTCAGGGACTTCCAGAGGGCCCCGCGTAGATGCTACTGCAATCATCTCGCCTTCGGGAGTTTTGCAGGTGATCCGAGTCATGGGGTAGTTAGGCCACGGGTTGCGAATTTGCATGATTTGCTCCATTGGGAGTTAAAGGTTATTGTGGTTGGGTTGTTCGGCTTCCGTGCCCTTCTCCTGTGTCCTACTGACCCACATTCAAGATGTCTTCTGTATGTGTTCGTACCAGTCAAAGATAATTGACATCTCTTGATCGCTTCCAGAAGTGTCAATCACTTGTATGGCATACCAAGTGTTTGGTTTCAACACCCACTCTGTACGGGTGTCTGAAGATCCTCCAAAGCTAGGGTCATTCGGTTTTGCCCCCGACGAGCCGATATGGGTGTGAGCCAGTATGATATTAGATGTCAGATTCAAAGTAGAATCTTCAAACACGAATTGCGCCGTGCTATTGTCGGCATAACACCTGTTTGCGTTTCGCGGAACACGGGCTGTGCCGTTTGCTGTCGGCGCATTTGGTAGTTCATAGAGGGACAACACAGATGAGTTAGCCGTGTTTACCTTACCTGTTAGGTGTATTTGTGTCACGGCGGCTGGGCTTAATATAGCCAGGGTGTGTGCTGAGTTAGCTGTGACGGTTTCCTGCGCCCAAACTCTATAAGCGCAGCCATCATGGATCTCGCGATGGGTGTGAGGTATCGTTTGAAGCACATTGGTGCTTTTATCAATTGTGGCTATCCGGTCGCCATCACTGATCTTTACTGGGATGCCCATTTTACACTTATGCTTGTACTGTTGTAGTTACTTGTACATACCACCACGATGACCAAAGGTTTACCCTTCGATCACACTCCTTACCCTACGCAATCGTTGACGGCCCGAATGGCGTCCCCGATTACCTTGTCTTCCTTTGTCGTGATCTCGTCGACGAGTGTCTTCTGCGTTGCAGGGCTAATGGACAAGGGATTGTCGCCAACAACATACGCGCCTGCGGCGGGGGTAGTGCCTTGAGGAGCAGGGAGAGTGGCTCCAGTGGGCTTGATGGCTCCATACAGCGCCAACACGGCCTCGGCCGGTCGGTTGCCCGTCCCGACGGTTGTGGCGGTCACAGCAGGGGCGGCCACATCCATATCGACGTTCGTCGTCGTGACCACTACGTGGGTCTTCGCGACCGAAGCTCCGTTCGAGGTGATAGCACAGGTATTGGCCGACATATTGGCACAGGCCCCGGCGTCGACGTGGCCAGCAACATAAGTGGACACTGCAACTTGACCCGCCAAAGCCGTGTCGATTGCCGTTTGAATTGTGGCCTCGGCAGCATTGTAGACAATGTTCGCCGTCGTGACAGCAATGCTGTACTTCGGGATCGTTATCGTTATCGTGAGGTTGCCCGAGGTGCCTCCGTTGGCCGCAATCGTCTCGACAGAATCGGCTGCGAGATAAGGCGTGGCAAGCGTGGGGTCGTGAGTTGCTTGCAGATCTGTGAGTTCGTTATAGATGTGACGGTTGGGGCCTTTGGTTGCGGCGGAGTTGATCGTTTTCGGCGATGTTAGCAGTGTGGCGATTGTACCGGCCATTTGTTTTCCTCAGTTGTTAAGGGGACTATTCGTTTGAAGCTGTATCGAGAGCCTCGTAAACTTTCAAAATCACCAGCATCCATGCGTTTGCTACTGCCACGGTTAAGAAGTAGCGGCAAAATCCATACTGGAAGGTAGGTAAAGCGAGCCAGAACCCGAGACATATCGGGCAATACAACACTTGCCACCCAAGCCAGTTTCGTATCGGGGCAGCAATGTTGCTTTCCGAAATAAGGCAAGCGAGGACACCTACTGTTGCGGCGTGCGCGATAATATCCATGTCGGCTCTTGCTGGTGAAAGGTATCGACGAAGTCTTTGATGTTTTCTGCTTCCCAGTACGTTTGATGCTTTAGGGTTTTACCCCTATAGATCACTTCTACTGTAGGTACTGCTCGAACGTACTTAGGTGTCTCGTCAACGTCAATGTCAAATACCTCGACCTTAAACCCCAAGGCTTCAAGCTTGGGAATCTGAGTGGCTTTGTATCGTTTGCAAGGTGCGCACCAACTTGCGCTCCAGACTCGGATGGTGTACTTGGAGTATTCCTTACCGATGTGAACCTTCGACCGGCCAGTGAGTGTGAGCTGCGCTTCTGTTTTCATTTCGGTCTCGTCGCTAGTGCTCGCGTCAAATGGAGGCGTGTAAGTGTAGGCTGACCAAACGGCAAAACAGACATAAAGGAGGCACAGGGCCTTGAAAAAGGATTTGGCCACGCTGTCACCTCAATATGTATGGAGGAATGTTAACCCTTGGAAGTCCCGCGTATGCACTCAACGCATGTGACTCGCCTTTTTTCAACATCGCGGTCACCGTGCTCGCGTCCACCCAAAAAGTCCCGCCAGGTTGAGGGCCACGGGTTGGGCCACTGACCCAATTGTAACCCCACGAATTGAAGCACAAGGCTCCAGGTCGCCTGTAAGTGTCGTCATATCCGGCAAACAGCATCGCATGGGGCCACGCCCCTTGCTTACGGGTCAGAAAACCTTCGCTGTCTCGTTTGCATCGAGGGTTACCGAAACCTACTTTCGATCCTACTACAACAGGGCTCCCGTTGTACAGGCAGTCTCGTAGTTCCGAGTACGAGCGACAGATCGCTGTTTTCTTTACCGGATGCAGCTTCGCAAGTGGTTCAAGGGAGTCAGGACAGCCGTTTTGACCATACTTATATGCCTTCGAGGCACTGTATTTAGTGAAATCATGGCCGCCAGGGTA